CTACAACAGCACCAAGTTCGATAAAAGTTTCGTTGAGATAACCTGGAAGCTCTTCTGGATCAGAAGGCGGGTTAGCGTGGTTAAACCGGAGGAACTCTCTGCTCATCGATCCGACACCACTTCGGACTCAATTGCATATCCAGAGAGATCAAAAGAAGTATCGGTGTCGTGTTCAAACTTGATAGCGATGTATCGACCGCGAACTCGACAATCAATTTTACTATCCACGCCAATATTAAACTCAACTGGGTCAGCATAAGTAACACCAGCGTAAGGTTCTAACTCAGCCCCTACACTTATTTTAACATACCCTGTACCACTAATTCTAGGATAAATTCTACTTATATACTTAATAGAATCAGTTCTTCCAGAGTGTAGTCCAACTCGTTCCAAAGTTGTTACAAATGTTGTCCCGTCAAACGTCGTACTGGAGTCAGCCAAGAAGAACCTGCTGTCACCTGCAGTGCTTGCAGGGTAGCACATCAGTAGAGAATCAACAGCAGGGTTATACGCTTGTTGAGACCAGGCAACTGTGCTGTTTTGCCAAGTGTCTGTGGCTGCTGCCCATGTGTTTGTAAGCTCAGGGTCTACCAACCCTACGCCAATGTAGTTGACACTTGGGAGGTCTCTGGTAGCCCAAGTATTGTCTCTATAGTTCCAGACCAAGGCAGTGTTTGGTAAACCACCAGTAGCACCTGTGCGAGGATAGCAAATCCAGACTTCGTTTTGGATACGGTTATTGACCAGAAACGTTTTGTAATAGTATGTGCTGTCGATCTGGGAGAACAAGAATGTTTTGACCCTATCGTCAATAACACTTGTCAGACTGTTACCGTTTGTGACCACAACATCGTTGGTGGACATAAACACATGCTTACCATCGCCAAGATCAACAACAGCGTCCCTAGAGAACAAACCAGTGTTCTTAAACTTCTCTCGAAGGTTAAAGGTAAACGTACCGCCAACATAGGTCAAAGAGTGGATACTGTCTTCCTTGTAGACGATAAGCTCGTTGCCCAGAGGCAGCGCGTTAAGGATACGACCCTTGGTGCCGCCTATGGTAGCCTCTCCTGACTCAGAGGCGGTGCTAGCAGAGTTCCAAGTGTCTGCGCCGTTGGTAGCTGCCCCGGAAGGAATAGAGTCGCTCCAGCGTACTGTGAACGGCTTTGCAGTGCCACTGTCAGTTAGGTTAAGAGCAACTAAGTGGTTCCTAAACGGTACAATGACCTCACAGCGAAGCGTGGAGGGCCAATCAGGAAGGTCTGTAAACAACGAACCTCCCTGAGTAAAACTCTGAGGCACGTCCAGTGAGTTGTTAACTACCAAGACACCGCCAAGCACACCGCCCTGCCAGTTCTTGGTAGTTCCTGCGATAGTGGTGTATGCTCCAGAAGACCTGGTAACATTAGCGTGGGTAGTTCCTGTAATTTTGTTTAGAGACGTAGCACCACCGTAAATCCACAAAGGTGTGCTGCCCTGTGTCCAGCTTGTAATCCAATATGGCGTGTCTAGGGCTGTTCCAAAAACACGAGTATTTCCTAAAATAGTACTGGCTTTTTTATCAACAAACCGCACGTTATTTGCGCTTGTAAAAAACGTAGGCGGCATATCATAGGGAGACAAATCTGTGTTAAGAGAAAAGCCGGTCTGCTGTCCGTTGATGTCAAAGAGTTCTTTAGCCATTGCCGGTTGCCGACTCTATTTCCCAATCAGTGTTATTAAATTCTTGCAGGCAGATATACAGATCATCTTCTGTAAGAAGGTTTCCGCCCCCTTCTTGGACAATGTTAAATAAATCTAAAACCCAATTTGTAGACATTACGCACCTCTACGAACAAGAGACCCTGGATCACCTTGAACAGTCATAGTCATAACTGTTCCGCTGTAACGAGCAGAATCTTCTGCCTTCTTGATGTCTTCCAAAGACTTCTGATAAAGTCCTGCAAAACGCTGTAGCTGTTCGCTATCGTTAAGATAGGTAGCTCCCTCCAAACATGAACCGTAGAGGTACAAATCTGGGAAAGCTTGAAGAATGTTGTTAGTAGAGTTTGTGTTGGACAGCGGTGTCAACTGTTGGTAATAGTTAACACCAATTGTATACTCACCGTCTGGTGCTGGGTAGAGTTCGATGTTCTTACCCAAGTTTGTATAAGCTTTAGGAGCACCAGAAACAATGTTGCCGTACTCGCGGCTACCTGACTCAGGTGAAAGGTAAGCCAAGGCATACACCTGAGAACCAGAGTTGTAAGTAATGTTCCGAAGTTCGATCAAATCACTGGGCAAGTCGTAGAACGCCGTGCCGCTTGTAGTTGTAGTGTTTGCCCTAATCATGTTTGCACGAACACGCAAGTCGCGGTTCATGCGGTTCTCTGTCAAAGAGATAAAGTCAGGAATTACGCTTGTCAAATCATCCCGGTTGAGATAATTAGCAACGCTAGTTTTCAACTCTGAATAAGTAGCCAAGCCCATTACAAGTTGCTTTCATGTGTGCGAAGCCAACGATACTCAGGGTCATTAAGAAGCTTTTTAATCTTTGGCATGTCGTTCTTGTCCATGATGTCGATGCCAAGTTCACGTTTCCACTTTTCAATAATCACCAGAGGGATACTAGCCACTTTACGCATGTTAGGATTGTTCTGCGCTCCGTAAGGCGAGTCACCAGCCATTTCCTTTTTATTCATCTCTAGGATAGGCTGCACGTCCTGCGTGTTTTTAAGGACAACATTGTCCTTATCGTGGTCATAGTTAAACTGAGTTTGGATAGGATTTTTATACATAGGTAACCTCTAAAATGGGGAGAGAGCTAAATGCCCCCTCCCCGATTAGACTAGTTAACGTCGTAGACCGCGCCGAGAGCTTTCTCGTTGTTACAAACAAGAGTGTACTCAGCAATGATCGCGCGCTGTTCGCCGTCCGACGTGGAGGCAACTTCACGCTGCGAGAACGGACGCAGATACGCAACCCCATAGTACTCAGGGTCGAGCAGCCAAACGTCACGGCTACGCTGGAAGCGGTTAGGAACAACCGCCATCTCACCGAAGTCACTGACATAGATGTCCATGCCGCCAATGATGCGCTGGTCAGCAACATCGTTGAAGTTGGACACGCCAGAAGCACCGCCGACACCAACAAAGCTGGAGAAGGTCTGCTTCTGCGACGGGGCCATCATCAGGTACTTGGTGTTGGCACCGTTGTCATACGCCAGAAGGATAGAAGCCTTCAGGAGCGACTCAGTGAAGGTACGGAGCGTACCGTCGGTACGAGCAGTACCGTTACCGCCAGAACCAGCAGCCGTGCCACCAGAGCCAACGCTGGCATTGGTCGTGACCCAGGAGCTAAGAGAACCAAGCTTACGAACCGTAGTATCAGCAGCCATAGCCGTCTTCGACTGGTTAACACCAACCAGCGAAGTTTCCATGTCACGCTTCAGTTCAGAAGCACGTTTGGTCATCTGGTAAGCCAACTCTTCCTTACGACCGGCCTTTGACACCGCATCAAGCGTACCGGAAACCAACGTGGTTTTCAAGCTGATCTGGCAGATGTTGCCAAGTCGAGTTGTCGCAGCCGGTTCGGCGGCAGCAAGCGTCGAACCTTCTTCGTTATAGTTAGTACCAGACGCTGCTGCAAGAGAATCCGTCTGCCACTCGTGATTAACAGCAACCGCATCCGTGCGACCACCCATCGACATGAAGGGAGTATCGGTTGGAGAGATATCGTAAATCACATTTTCGAGGTCTTCCCGCAAACCCGCTGCGGAATAAGTTACATAAACACCTGTGGGTTGAGCCATAATGGCCTCCTATTTTAAGAGATTAAGTCAAGAAACACGTTTGTCGCGTCCTGCTTATTCCCCGTCTTAGCCAGCCTCTCTCGTTTAACCTGCGCTGCCTTGGTGCTCCGCTGTCTTTTAGATTCGGGAGTACCAGATTTGACAACCTTGGGAACAGTTTTGCGAACCTTCTGGCTGGAGCCTTTCGTCGCTTTATCCTGCATCATTGCTTTGTGCAACACGAGGACTACGCGATGATCGGTAATTCCGTCAATGTCCTGTTCAGAAAAACCCTGACCTAGGGCGTAACTTCTCAGTTCATTGCGAAGGGTCGAATCGGAACCAGCATACTCTGGCAAAATCTGAGAAAGCTTCTCAGCCTCAGTTTTGACAACATTGGTCAAACGCTGAGTAAATTCTGCTTCGGTCTGCTGATTAACTCGCTGTTGCTCTGCTTGAATTTGAACAACTTTATCCTTAGCATCCTGGAACTCAATACGCTTTTCCATGTATTGCATGGGGTCGTTTTCTTTGAGTTCCTGCCAGTTGATATTTTGGTACTGTGCGAGTTCAAGGTTTTGGTACTGAGCCATGTTCTCTAGAACCTGACCGTACTGCTGCCTTTCCTGATTTACTGCCTCTAGGTTAGCTTCATAAGCTTTACGCTGTTCAGCTAGAGACTGCGCCTTACGGGTATAGTCCGCCTGACGCTGGTATCCGTTTCGGAGTTCGTCTAGGGTAACCTCAAATTCTTCGCCGTCTACCTTTACGGTATAGCTAGGTGAGGTTTCTACAACTTCCTCTTCTTCGTATACGTCGTACTCGTTATCATCTTCTGATGACTCTACTTCGCCATCGTCTACTGCTTCGTACTCGACTACCGCCTCGTTCTCCACAGTTGAATCAGATACTTCTTCAGATGATGTTACTTCTGGATTAGTGTTTTCTTCACTTCCAAACATGACATCAAGCATATTAAGCTGTGGCGTGTTGACTTCCGACTCAGTCGGATTGGTCTGACCGTCGCTCATATTTTACCTCATTGTTAGTTGTTTTCAATTTTGTCGTTGTGTATGAAAGACTCTAAGTCTTCCAAAATTGAACTAAGGGCGTTCAACTTTAACCAACAAAATTCTCTGTGTTCAGGATTGTCAGATATTTTCCACTCAAGTACCAAACTTTCTTCTAGGTGCTTAACCATTTCCTGAAAGGCTTCGTTACCTAGAATGACAGATGCTTGAGCAGCTTTTTCTTTAGTGTCCAATACTACTTGCCTTTACCGGCTGGGAAACGGTTACCACCAGCTTTGGCAATAGGTGCATTACCTGAACCAGACTGTACCGGACGATTACCTTTACCGTGGCTTCCACCTGCATAACTTTTCATTTTACTCTCCTAGTTAAGTTTACCATTTTTTACAACTCCAATACCTAGCCGATAGTTTGCTAGGAGGGTTGGTATCGCACTTGTGACGCGCTCTGAAACTTTTGCGTCTTTTCGGCTGGTCTTTCTTGATAGACATATTTGGGTCGCCAAAACGAATAAGTTTAACGTTTGGTCCCTGCTTGGCCAGTACTGCAAACTTTTTGTTCTTACCTGGGGTACGCTTCGGCTTGTTGTACCCTGAGAACTTTTCGCCTCTGTACACAACCATTGTATTACGTCTTAATAAGGAAGTTAATTGGCTGAAGCTTAATAACGTCTGTTCCTGTAGCAGCTTGCGCCGTGGTTGCAGAGCCAAGCACAAACGTGCCGCCTACGCCGACTGGGCTGTACTGCCGATAATCAGGAACCTTAAAGTTAGAACCACTTGTTCCAAAGGTTGTTCCAATAATTCCGTACAAAGCAGAGTACGTAGAGGTGCTGTAAGCATCTCCATTGCAAAGCAACCAGTCATTGATACCAGTGATTGTCTGTGTAGTTGGAACAGCATTAGAGGCATACATCAAAACAGTGCCAGTTTGGAACCCAAGTTTGTTAAACTGTGCAGCAGTGAGGTTAACAGCACTGGCACCAATGTTTGGAAACTGTGACTGCAACACTGATTTAATCAGGCGAAGCTGATCGTCACCCTCACTAATATTGTCACTGGCAGCGGGGTTAGCCGGAACAAGTTGGCTAATGTATGTTGCAGACTCTACGGTCATATTTTAAGACCCTTTTTAATTTGAATAGTGTGGCCGGACATGCTGGGAAATGTACACCATCTTCCATCAGGAGTGTAGAAAAAAATAGTGTAGCTATTGTCAGAAGCCCAGAGTTCAATTAGAACCTGTTCTTTGCTCAAACCTGAAAAAACTTTTTCTTCTTCGTATTTTCGTAGAGCTTCTCGTATGCTTTCTGTGTCGCTGAAACATACCATTACAGCTTCTTGAGAAGTAGCTACTCTACTACTATAGAATAACACAGAAAGCATTAGAGATAAAGAAAATAAAATCTTCATTAGTCTTTCAGGGACTCACTAAGCATATTTATAAAAGCGGACTTACCAACCCGTAGCTGGTCCAGGTTAAACTCAGCACCAGACATTTTCTTTTCTAGATCAGCTACGTGGTTGACTAGAGTTTTCTGTTCGTCCGTCATGTCTTCGTAATGGTATTCGACATCGTCAATGATAATGGGGGTCTTTTCATTTTTACCCATTTTTCGCTCCTATGTTATGTGGCGGTTAAGCTGCCCACGGGGTGCCACTACCCTCCGCAGGATTTTCAACAAGCTGCAACTGAGCAGCCACGTTTGCTTCGATGGAGGCAACCTCTTCAGCACCAAGAGCAGTCTTGGTCCACTCAAGAGCCTTCACCTCAGTGATGTCGGCATACGGGATAAAATCCGAAATATCATCGGTCGGAATACCCACGGAGCCGTAGACCCGTGCCTGATTACCGGAGGCATCTTCGTCGATGCACTGCCAGTGCGAATTGTTGACCACGTCAGATTCTCCGTCGAGAGATACAGCGTAGTCCAGTTGTACGATAGACCATGTGATAGCCATTTCTTTTTCCTTTATCCTATAAGGTTCCAGCCCGTGTTGTCCGGGTCGATTTTATAGAGCCACGCATCACGCAGCTCCTGATCTCTTTGCACATGTTCCTGCCATTGCCACTCGCTGATTTGTCCGCTTCGATAACAGGCGATGAGAAGTTCTTGCTCGGTCATCATAACGCTGCGATCATAAATGCGAGGAGTTCATCGTATCGGATTCCGTAACGCTCACCAGCTTCGATGCCCGGATTAATTACGTTGCCTTCATCGTCTGTTTCTTCTGGCTCCGCTTCCCACGTATCGTGGCACAGCAGCGCATAGCGTGTGGCGTCAAGACCTTCTGCCGCAAATGCCGCGATAACTTCCTGTGCAATCACGCCGACATGGATGCGCGCGTCGTCACCTTTTAACGTTACTGCGTCGTTGTATTTGTATTTTTTGACAAGTCCCTTGATCGCAACGGCAACGCGACGTTCTGCATCATCAAGATTGGCAATCTGCTGCTTTTCTCGTTCGTCGGACGTGTTGATCGTTCCGGTTCCGGCGTAAACGACCGACCAGCGGTACGAGGCTGCTCCAATCGATTGTGTATTGTCAGCGCCGGGACGCACGACACCGCCGCTTTCAATACGCATACGTTCGGCACCATTCGTAGATAGAGCCATGTAGTTAGAAGAATGGTTATATATGATTTGTCCTGAAACCGCAGCCGTGTCACTAAAAAGAATACGTTGATCAGCAGTTGTCGATCCAAGAAACTCCATGCCCATGTTGCCATCGGTGGATTCAATAACAAACTCGCCGTGAGTTGTGCTGGGTGTTCCTCCAGTAGCTGCCGTATTTCGAACTCGGGCGACAGTACTTGCAGACTTGTACAGATCAAGTAAATAACTCGGTGCCGTATTACCAATACCAAGATTACCGCTGCTGTCGATGATTATCCGAGTACTATTATTATAACCACGAATCTGAAGATCGTTTTCGCTAGTGTCATAGAACAGCCCCGCACGTACAGTATCTGCAACATCGCCAAGATATATAGCGGCATCG